GATTGATGGAGAGGCTGATGCCGTAGAGGCAATCCATCAGATCTGTGGCATTCATTCCCGAACTGAACTCAATGGCAATAAAGATGCCCAAAAATTATTTGATGAAATGGTAGAAGATTATGACCGATGGATTGAAGAAACCGAGCCGTTTTAAAACTGTTGTTCCGCTAATGGTTTATCTTGATCCCAAAGAGCGTGATAGCGTAAAAGCTTTCTCCAAAAAAGAAAACATGAGCGTTAGTCAGTTATCAAGGGAGGCATTTCAAATGCGTATGTCTGACTCAAGCGATTTGTTTAATTCAGGATTCAATGCGGGTTTAAATGAGGCAATGAAAATTGTTAACAATTGTCAAGGTGCAACCATGATGTTCCCATCAGGCAAGTCGTTCGCAAGAGTGGTTTGTGATGACATTGAAAAATTCTTGAGAGAGAAAAAATGACCGATCAGGACAAAGAATATCTACGTGATTTGCTTGCGGGATTCGCTCTGACTGGACTATTAATGCGTAACAACAATAAGCTAGATGGGTTAGCAGTTGGTGCTTACGCTTTAGCTGACGATATGCTTGAGGCACGTAAACCACGTGCAGAAGGCATTGTTGCCATTAAAAGAAGAGTCAAACCAAAATGAATCAAATTCAATTTGGCGATTGCCGAACCATCATGGATCAGTGGATCTCAGAGGGGGTAAAGGTGCAGACGTGTGTCACCTCTCCCCCTTATTTTGGTCTACGAGACTATGGTACGTCTACATGGCTTGGAGGAGATGCTAATTGCAAACACGAAGGCATACCAATTGGTAATAACCGAAACTTCATTAATGAGGGCGGTAGGCTTGGTAACAACAAAGCTTTGTCTCATGGTGACTGTGTAAAGTGTGGTGCGGTTAGACAAGATAGCCAAATAGGATTAGAACAAACAGTTGGCGACTACGTGGCGGCTATTGTTGGGGTGTTTAAACGAGTTAGGGATCTGCTGTCGGATGACGGGACGCTGTGGCTAAATCTTGGGGATAGTTACTATAACTATCGGGGTGGGAAGGGACAGTCTTTGGTTAAACAAACTGTCTCCAATAACCTCCAAGACTTACCGCAAGTCTGTGCTAGACGGGGAAACAAGCAAGAAGGACTAAAGGAAAAAGACCTCATAGGAATCCCTTGGCGGGTCGCTTTTGCCCTACAGGATGATGGTTGGTATCTACGTCAGGACATCATTTGGCACAAGCCTAATCCTATGCCTGAGTCGGTCAAAGATCGATGCACAAAGAGCCACGAATACATCTTTTTATTAACCAAGAACCCTAAGTATTACTTTGACAACGAAGCTATCAAAGAGCCTGTTAAAGAAGATTGGGGTACGAGGGATAGGACAGATGGCAAATACCATAACGAAGGATCAGGACTTAGTCCCCATTCGGGACTAGAGAAGTCATACGAAATGGCTAACAAGCGATCTGTATGGACTGTTACCACCAAACCTTTTCATGGCGCACACTTTGCCACCTTCCCAACGGATTTAATTGAACCTTGCATCCTTGCGGGTAGTCGCCCCAGAGATATTGTGTTTGATCCGTTCATGGGTTCTGGAACCAGCGCTGCCGTAGCTCAACGTTTAAACAGGCAGTACTTGGGCTGCGAGCTGAACACGGAGTACAAGAAGCTACAAGATGCACGTCTTTCGCAACAATCATTGGAGCTTTTATGACATTTCAAGAAGACTTAGAAAGAGGATTGGATATAGAGTTAAAAGTATTGGATGCCATTCAAAAGAAATATCCATCGGCTAGTTTAATTAACAAATTTAAGGGCTATGACATTTGGATTCCTGAGTTACACAAGTCAGTCGAAGTGAAATATGACCCCATGAGCAACGAGACTGGGAATATTGTTATAGAGATAGAAATGAACGGTCAGTTGTCAGCCCTTAGCACTACTACCGCAGATTTTTGGGTATTTCATGATGACCATGTTTTTATCATTATGAAGCCCATGAGCATCGTAAATTGTATTTTTCAAAATAAACTACAGTATGTAGAGTTTGTTGGTCAGGGAGATACATCCAAGAAAAAAGCATTTTTGGTTCCAAAAGAGTTATTGTTTAAATACGGCAAACAAATGGGGGAATGATGAAAGTTACACCATATAACAACGGCAAGATCAAGATAGGCAATGAAGTTTATTTAAACAAATTAGTAAACCCGCCATATGTAGAAAGTGACGATGATATGTTGGAATTACAAAGCTACCTCATCCAAGACCCACGCATTCTTAATAAAGAGTATTGGTTTAAGCGTGTCTACATTGCGTTCCTTCTGTTTGTGCTAACCATAATCTTGATGGCACACTAAATGAACGCATACGAATTAGCAGATTTAATGCTTGATGTAACTGATTGCGAAAGTAGTGAATATTACCAAGCGGGTTTAATGCTACGCCACCAAGCAGACTACATAAAGCATTTGGAAGATGGCTTGAAGGCATCCATAGCGTTAAACAAAGCACAGTTAGAACGTTTAGCGAAGTTATCAAAAAATGTTGATGAACTAGAAGAAGAATTGCTAAAAACACCACAAATAAAAGAGTTAAATGATGAGGAAATAGAAGAAGTGTTTCAAGAAAATATTAGGCAACCAAATTTTATGATGCTTGGAGACACACAAAGATTTGCAAGAGCAATACTAAAGAAAGCGAGTAAGAAATGAACGCATACGAATTAGCTAATATATTAGAAAACGAATAAGATTAAAAAATGTTAGTTTTAGAAAAAGGTTTAAATCGTTTTAAACAAAATCAAATAGAGCAAGACAACATAAATCAATCTAAAGCTAGGTTTGATCTTATGCAGTTTTTGCAAGTTGATATAGAAACACAAGACACAATGAGTTTTTGGGATTGGGAATTTTACCGAGATAACAAGTTGTTAGCTATAGGAGAATACCGCAGACGTTTTTGTAACTTTGGTACTTACGAGGACTTTCAGTTTAGTAAAAAGAAGTTCAATGCTATGGTAGATAAAAGCAAAGAGCATAGCATTCCAGCATATATGTTTGTAGAGTTTGATGATTTGTTTTTGTATTTTTTGGTAGATGGATCACCACCAAGCAAAATTATGAAACGCAATCACGAAGTTAGAACAGAAGAATGTGTTTGTATATTTAATGATTTATTTCAATCTTTATACAAATTAGAAATATAAATTTTTATAGGAAAGATTATGACTACATTTACAACCGAAGACAGACAGAATTCCTCACCACCACACATCGTTGATGGCGGTGCTAGTCATCAAACCTTGGGCGAGTTTATTGCCCACAAGAAGATGGTTAATGAATTACTTGAAGAGATTGACGTTCAAAAGAAAGTCATTCAATCCCTGAGCGAAACAGGGCAGAAGCTATATGATGAGAACAGACATCTAAAAGAATCTCTTAGAAGTATTAGCAATCAACTTACTAATATGATGGAGCTTTGGGAGTTTAAACGATGACCACTTTTTTTGTTGTATTTTTTGCTGGTATAGGACTGATGGTTTGTATTTTTCTTCTTGTTGTTTTTTTACTTATTTATCTTGGAGATCGTGAATGAAAGAACCAATACCTTTTGCTGGATGGGTGCAGTACAGTGATGATACTGTGATGAAAAAAGAAGACTTGGTAAACCATCCTAAACATTACACGTCACACCCATCGGGGGTAGAGTGTATTCAAGTCACCGAACATATGGGATTTAACCTTGGTAATGCCATGAAATACATATGGCGGGCAGATGAAAAAGGCAACGCAGTCGAAGACTTACGCAAAGCGGCTTGGTATATCAACCGTGAAATAGCGAAGCGGATCAAAGTTTAAACATGGCTACCAAGGCGGAGAAAGAGCGGTATGGGAAAGTTGCAAGACTCGGATGCATCCTCTGTTGGCATCTTGGATACGAAGGAACACCAGCAGAATTACATCACATTAGAAGAGGTGGTAGACGAGACAATGCTCCTGTTATCCCGCTATGTCCTGAACACCACCGAGGAAATACTGGTGTTCACGGACTTGGACGCAAAGCATTTGAAGCGAAGTATGAGTTATCTGAGGAGGACTTATCCGTATTCACGGAACATCTCTTAACGAATGCCTAGTGTATTTGCCGCTTTAACACCTTGTTGGGCAATGATGTTGTACTGTGCCGTCAGCTTATTAACAAGTTCTCTACGTTCTTCTGGTGTTCTGCTCTGGTCATTTTTAACTATTTCAATTTGTCTGCGAACCTTGCTCATGTTCTCGCTGAATTTTCTAAGAGTTGGTGCGGAGGCAATGAGCATTTTCTTCTCCTCGTCCTCTACCATTTCTCTAGCCTCTTCCAAACGACCTGAGTTCTTCAGTTCATTAAATCCTTGGGCAGTACGATTAGCCGTCTGTTGAATATCAAAGAAGTTAGCCACTGCCTTATCTGCGTTAGGATCAGTCATAAACGCTTTGAAGAATGGCTGTTTCTCTAG